CCCTCACGGGGTTCCTATCTATTAGTGCCTAGAGTACTTAACTCTGTGGTGCCAAGGGGAATTATCGCCCCTGGATCTTTCCGCCCTTTAGAAAGGCGGTCAGCACTAATTGCTATCGGGATTGATACCCCTTTAGCTACCTCTATGGGCCCTCTGCCTACCCGGCAGGGGGGTACCCCCTTAGAGATAAATCCTTTAACCCGGGATCTAACTTGGGTCGAAGGTAGGGCTTACGCCCTAGGAAGATCCCACCTGACGATGGGAGGTCCTATGGGACCGATTGCTGGACCATTTGCACGGTCTAGAACTCTTCCCGGTAATTCTCTTCCAAGCGGGTTTAGACCACCTGCCTACGAAGAGATAACCGTTTGGTACCGCCAACGGAGACCTTATAATCTGCCTCTACAGTACCAGATGGAGAAGCGGATCAAGGACTTGGATGTAACAATCCCTCCGGGTGGCTATACGGTGTTAGATCCGCCGGTTCCAACGAACCAAATGCGGAACCTTGCGAACAATAAAGCCTACAGCAACTTTCGAGAAGCTGTAGGAAAACAGTCGCAATGGGCCACCAACCTGATCGAAGCTGGCAAAACGATCAGTTCTATGGAGAATTCCCTCTGGAAGCTAGCTCATGCTGCTTCTGCGCTTCGGCGTGGACGCTTTGGGGATTTTCTTGCCTATCTTGGGGTTTCCCGTGTCAATAGGAAACCGATAAGACGCCATCAGTTCGCCGGCACGTGGTTAGAGTACCACTTTGGCTGGGAACCCTTGGTCCAAGATATAGGTGCCGGTATGGATGCCCTTACACAGGACTTCAGTCCTCGTAAGGCTAAAGGGAGAGGCTCTTACAATGAGTTCCGACCTTTTAGTTCCGTAGTATCTGGCTCTGGCGGCACGTCATGGATTCGCGAGAATTCATGGTATACTGTCAAGGCTCAGATCATGGCCGAGGTTAGGGTGGTCAATCCTAATCTAAACCTGCTAGACCAGATGGGCTTTATCAACCCTCTGGCAGTCGCATGGGAAGCGGTACCATTCTCCTTCGTGGTGGATTGGTTTGGCAATGTCGGACAATGCTTATCGTCCGTCACTGACTTCGTGGGTGTAGAGTTATCTAACTCGACCTCGACTATCTTCTCTACGACAATGCGCGAGAACTTTGAGTCCTCCCTCTATCCTGCAAGCCCGGGTCTAAACAACTCGAGGCACGCTATCCAGAGGAGAATCAATGTTAATCGCAACTTGGGTTTCACCGGACCCACGTTGGAACTGAAGCCCTTTAAGGGCTTCTCGGTGACTAGAGGTGCGACAGCCGTCGCACTATTACTCCAAATGTTGAAGGGTTGAGAAGCCTTTTGACACCAATCGCCTTCTGGCGAAAAGGAAACAGCATGCCTGCATTGGCAAACATCGTTGTCAAGAAAGCGGACGGAACCACGGACGTTACCTATACCGGTATCGTGCCGTCTGCGGGGGATAAGACCCCTGCAGTTTGGCGGCAGAACTCGTACGGTGGCTCGATTGGCCAACGCCCGGAGCTCCGGATGCAAACCTCCAGCAATGGAGACGCGTCCTCGCGCCGAGTGGTGATCAATTTCACCTACCCGAGTCTCTTCACCGACACGACCACGTCGCGGGTCCAGATCGACAAGCGTTTGAACTTCACCCTCACGGGTGCAGTTCCTGTCGAGATGACCGATACTGACTTGAATGAGGCCATCGCCCAGGGGTTCAACCTCCTGGCTTCGACTCTCATCAAGCAGTCGGCATCGTCGGGTTACGCCCCGACCTGACCCAACTCCTCTAACAACAAGGAGTACGCGACATGACTAGCCCGTTGCCCACAGCAGTGGAACAGGCGATCCATCGCTTCTGCGAGGATCTCTCCACACCTCGAAGCTTGGCAGTATCACTACTGCTCAAGTACCGGGAGTGGGATCAGCTTTCGATCTTAAAAGTTGATCCGAGGCAGTACTCAACTCCTGACGCGTACTGGCGGGACGCCAGTGTCAGTGAGCTTCTTCGCAAAACCGAAGATCTTCCGACTACCCATGACCGCAAGGCCGTGGCGTTGGAGAATTTTTGGAAAGGTGAACGAGACTGCTCGCGCGCTAATGCCAGACTCTACCCGTTGGTCGAAGACTTCCGGACTGGAAATCTCCAGCTCGGAAATGGTATCGACGGGGGGCTCATGCGATATATTGCACGAGCTCGAAAGATAGTGTCTGAGATCTTAGGACCTTGCCCCGACTTCGTGAGAGGTCGGTTCGGGCCCGGCGCGACGTATGGAGATAGGGGGCTGTTAGCCACCGTCCCCGATAAAATGTCTTCTCGTCCCACTCTCACCTCTAAGGCATGGCCCTGGTTATTCCAGTGGTCCGACACAGCATGGGCTCGCGCCCGTGCCAAGTCTAGCCTCAAGAGGGATCTCGAGTTTGTCCGTGGGAATCGTTTCACAACGGTTCCTAAAGACTGTACGAAGTTTCGCGGTATTGCCGTGGAGCCTAGTATCAACGTATTCTATCAACTAGGATACGGGTCTGTCATTCGTGACCGGCTACTCGGTGCGGGGATTGATCTCCGCACAGGACAAGATACTCACAGGCGGTTAGCCCGTGAAGCCTCGATCAAAGGCCATCTTGCTACCTTGGATCTGAGAAATGCTAGCGACTCCGTTTCCAAGAGGCTAGTCCAGCTTCTTCTCCCTAGAAGGTGGTTTGAGGTTTTAGATGACCTCAGATCCCATACGACTCTCGTCGAAGGGAAGGTTGTACTGCTCGAGAAGTTCAGCAGTATGGGAAACGGTTTTACTTTTGAGCTCGAGACACTGATCTTTCTAGGTCTGTGTCTAGCACTCGACCCGGCTCATAAGGCCGGGGAGAATGTTTTCGTCTATGGTGATGACATCATCATCCCGACAGAGAGCGCAAAAGGTGTGATGGCAGCCCTGAGTTTCTTCGGACTGACCGTCAATGAGGAGAAATCCTTTATTGATGGATGGTTTAGGGAAAGTTGTGGCGGTGACTACTTCAAGGGCGAAGACGTACGTCCACACTATCTGAAGGAATCACCAAGTGAACCGCAACAACTCGTCTCGCTCGCGAACGGAGTTAGGAGATTGGGGCTTAACCAGCCTCAAGCTCTATACCGTCATCGTGCTCTTCGTCGTTTTTGGTTGGGCATCGTGGATGCTCTTCCAAGTGCTATACGTCACTGCACAGGCCCAGAAGGCCTTGGCGACATCGTACTGCACACCGACGAACACCTCTGGAGACCGAGGTGGAGAAGTGCCATCAGGTACTTCCGCTGCTACAGGCCAGCCCGATTCGTGAGAATCGACTGGAAGTACTGGAGCGGCGAAGTAGTCCTAGCAGCTGCCCTTTATGGATCAGGCGACGAACGGGGGGGAAACTTCCCGGTCCGGGGGTACACCCCCAGAGACGCCGTTTTGGGCCATAAAGTAGGCTGGGTCCCGTACTCTTGATCATGAGTACGGGCCCGGGTTAGATCACCCGGGCGATTGGCTTTCC